AGGCCACCGTCCGCTGCCATCTGTGTTTCCTCTTCAGGCTGCATTTGTGGCTGGGGTACGTTTTCTGGGACAGGCATAGCTTGTGGAGCAGCTTGAGCCATTTGTTGGGCGGCTTGTTGTTGCTGCCCGCCCCGAAGCGCCATGATCCCGGCAGCTTGCTCAATCTTGTCCTTGACTGTGCCTTGAGGGGGCTGAGCAGGTTTACCCTTAGACATCTCTTGCTTCATCTGCTCCAGACGACCCAGCGCCATATAGCGAGGAATTTCTGGGTTGGACCCATTGGCCAACGCCATCAAATATTTGATGGAGTCAGGAGAAGCAGGCAAAGAAGCTAATTCAGCTTGTGCTTTAAAAGGGCTAAGTGCGCTCATTTTGGAATAACCCCTAATTTTTGCAGCAACGCGTAGGTATCAGTCCCTGCGGCAGCATACTGCTGGCCAGTAGTCATCCCCTGCGGTACGTTTGCAACTGTAGAAATTGGTAGCCCTTGCAGCATGGACTGTTGGAACTGCAACTTTTTCATCGGGTCATCGCGTTGCTGCAAGAACTCGTTGTAGTCAGCGGTTACACCTTGCTGCTCAATATCACGTTGAGCTTGGCCACCAGCCAACTGGGCATTGAGCGCCGCAATGCCCGCTTGGTTCTGCATAGTGCCCAACTGCCCCTGCGCCTGTGCGCCAGCAAGTTGCTGCTGCAACCCTTGAAGTCCGTAATTTGCACCAAACTGCCTTGAGGCTTCTTGTGCTTGTTGCGCTGATTGTCCATACTGAGCGGCGGCTTGAGCGGCAGTCATACCTTGACCTGCGCCAAACTGTCTTGAGGCTTCCTGCGCTTGCTGTGCAGACAGGCCGTACTTTGCCATGAGATCGGCTGCTGTAGCGGATTGGCTTGCACCAAACTGGCGAGACTGCTCCCCGGCTTGCTGGGCCTGCAACTGACGAGCTTGATCAGCATTAAACTGGCCCATTGCATTTGTGTAGGCAGTGTTGTATCCCTGTCCGGTAATGTTGGCAAGGTTGGTCCCCAAAGACCGTTGGGTTTCAGCATCCATGATTGCCTGACGGCCCCCGCCAAATGCCCCCGCCTGGGTTGCCTTGGCTTGATTTCCCAACTGGGTAATCTGAGATTGTCTACGAGCTTCTTCCAGTTGAGGATTAAGCGCAGACTGCAAGTATGGGTTCATGTACTGCTGGGCTTGGTCAGCACCAAAGGTGCTGGTGTCAAACTGACCCGCTTGATACTGGCCGGGTGCTTGGTACTGATTTGTGAACTGACCAGTTTGGTATGCGCCCGGCGCAGTGAATTGATTGTTAAACTGCCCTGGGCCGTAACTCATTTGCCCAGCTTTTTGAGCAACATCCCCAGCAGTTGCGGCTGCTTGTCCAATGCTACGTGGGACAGTCAATGCCCCTAATCCTTGGAATACTTGCGACTGAAGATTGGACGGGCCAGCAGTCAGCGGGCCTTGGTACGTTTGGTACGGCGACTCTGCCAGAGCTTGGGTCTTGCCCAGCATACCCGTTACATACGGGCCCGCCCACTCAGAGAGGGTGGATGTGTTTGCCGCGCCGCTTGTTGGTGAAGTCGTTGCCATAGTTACCTCTTATCTTGGAAGATACTTGTCTGCCTTGGTGTTGGCGGCGACATTTTTGATGCTCTTTTTGCGAGCGTTCTGAATACGGTCCATCATTGCGTAGAGCTTACGCGCACCCGCTTCGGAAGAACCGTTACCAATCTCAGAGACGATGCGTGCAGGAATGACAAACTCTCCATCTGCAAGGCGTGCAGGTTGCTTCCCCCCAATAGTAGCAGGGATCGAGTCAGACACGCCATCCCCTGGGCCTTTGAGCATACGCCCGCCGTCTGAGTAACCACCCAGCGTAGAGATTCCACCGCCCGCCGCTTTGGCCACAGGTACTTGCTGAGCCGCAATATCCTTGGCTTCTTGGCGCTGGTTTGTCATTGTTGTGTTTGCAGCAGCGGGAGCCACGTATTGCGTGGGTGTGAAGTAAGTACGCCCGCCTTGGCCAGGACGGTAATTTGTGGTGTCCCCTAATGGCACTTGTTGGCGAGCGGCAACCAGACTGGGTATGCCCCCTTGGTAACCTTTGTACACACCCTGCTGGGTATCTTGACCCGTTAAACCCAGAGCCTTGCCCGCTGAAGCCAAAGCAGCCACACCCAGCATCTGCCCGACAGCCCCGTACTTGCTGTTGCCCGAAAGGACGTCTTTGGCAAGCTGCCCACCCGCGTTAATTGCTTTGAGCCAGTCCGGCGGCTCAGCCCATTTGCCGGTTGCTGGGTCTAGCCCAGGGTTGAGTAAACCCGTTTTGGGGTCAAACGAATAGTCACCGGGGTCTATCCCGCCGTAGTCATTGCCTGTATTGCCTAAAGTGGGTGGCGTTGGTTCAACAGGAGAAGGATTGTCTACAGGATCGTCTTCCCAGTAATAGGAGGGTGTGCCGTCGTCCTCGTATAAAACTTTGTACCCCATATCAACCCCTTCCAAGTATTTTTAACAACTCTTCCTGTGAGGTAGGGTCACCCCTACCGCCCATAATCTTTGTCAGCATCGCCGCAACGTCATTTTCCTTCGGATTGCCTTGCGACGCAAGAGCAGGGGAAGCCAGCGGTTTTGTTGGGTCAAGGAAGTTAGGTTCACTAAGCAAAGAATATTTTTGCGTCAACTGTCCTTGTTCATTTAGTTTCTGAGGCGTACTGGAAAAATCTTGCCCGCCATAGAACACTTTGGCCAGTTCAGGCATGACTGTTTGGTACGTTACTGGGGTCTGTTGCTGCCCCAAAATTGCAGCAAGCGGATCAGGTTCCGCAGGCGGTGTGACCGGCGGTTTTGTTGGTTTAACTGCGGTTGCGGGTATGACCGGAACTTTTCCCGAGGGAAGTTTTGGAAGCTTTAGATTACCAGTTTTTGTATCTGTTATTCCCGTCCAAGGCGTGTCGGTAGATTCCGTAACACCAACAATAGTCCCTTCTCCATCTAGCGTCAATGTAGAACCATCATCGCTTGTGTAAGTGTAGGTTCCAGATGTTGGGTCGTATTTGTAAGCCCCCATCCCAGTGGAATCTTCACTATAAAAATCGGTATCAGTGTCAACTTCACCCAAATCTTGAACGCCGCCCCCGGTCAAATCTTTGCCAAACTCCGCAACACGCCTAGCCTGTTCTTCGGCTTCTTGTGCTTCTTGCGTTGCTTTTGCGGTTTCTGCATCTATGGCCGCTTGTGCATCCGCTTGGGCCTGGGCTTGTGCAGCGACTTCTGCATCTATGGCGGCTTGCGCGTCTGCCTGGGCTTGTGTATCCGTTTGGGCTTGGGCTTGGGCTTGTGCATCCGCTTGGGCCTGGGCTTGTGCAGCGACTTCTGCATCTATGGCGGCTTGCGCGTCTGCCTGGGCTTGGGAAGCGGCTTCTGCGTCCAGTTTATCCATGTAAGCAGCAAAGGAGTTGTTTAACTCCTCTTCTGTCTCTACGGTGGCAAACTGCTTTAGCTCATCCTCGGTTGCTGGTCGACCCAGGGTGTCGTTGAATTTTTCATTTGCTGTTTGAGTGTTTTTAGCGGTTTTATTTGCCGTTGAAATAAGCGTATTAACCATGTACTCGGGAGTTAATTTAAAGTCTCTCCCTGATACGCTCGCATTAATAGCATCTGTTACAACCTTTTTGGCAGTTGCGTTCATGTCCGCAAAGCCCGGTATGTCTAAACCAATCTGATTTACAAGCGCATTTGTACCGCCTTTTTCAAAAGCATCAACTGCATTTTTGCCTTTTAGCAGCGCCGTACCAGCGGACACTGTTGCGCTCGTCAAAATATTGGATACTGCTGGGTTGCTTGTTACTTGGGCAATTTGGTTTCTAATGTCCCCCACTGCCGCAGGAGTTCCAATCTGTATTGCCGTGTTTATTGCTGCATCACCTATGGCTTGATCCACAGGCTTACCTTGCACTATGCCTAGCGTGGCATTTGCTATGCCTGTGCCAACGGCGGTTGCTGTTGCAGTGGCGGCGGCTGAAGCGGCGGCGGCTTGGGCGGCGGTTGTGGCTGAAGCGGCAGCGGCACTAGCACTTGTTAAGATGCCCCCTTCCATTAAAGCCGCACCAATAGCCTCGCCTACCACAGGCGCAAATATCATTGCTGCAAGGGGAGCAAATGCTATAGCTGCTTCTTTTTGCTGCTGCCAAAATGTTTTACCTTGCGATTCATTATATGTAACCTGCTTACTCCAATCTTGGATAGGTGCAACAGCGCCACTTTTTGGGTCTACTCGAAGATAAACATCGTGACTACCGCCAGCAGTTTCATTACCCACATTCTTAGCGTATTTAAGGTCAGGACGGCCTGGGACATCGTATAGTGCGCCAACCTCTGTGCCGTTCCCATCCCGCAATGCGTAATATTCTCTACTCCCAGCATTGCCCATTCCATCGTCCCATGTTTCGGTGCTTTTCTTGGAATCGACTGTTGCTTCGCCGGTTTGAACCGCGTTGCTGATGTTTGCTAGGCCACGGGACATTCCAACCCATTGCTGGTTAGAATAATCTGTCCCCTTTGTTGCTTTAAAATACTGCCCAGTTGCGGTTGTGTCTTTATCCTCCAGCGTAAAATTACCGCCATCCTTTGTGGCATTTAAAGTTATATCTTTGTAAAACCCACCATCTTTTTCGTTTCGCAGTTTTGGTATAGTAAATTTTCCGTCACCAGCAGATTCAAATTTATATAATTGTAGCGGCTCTCTTGGGATTTCAATCATCTGCCCATCTTCGTTATAGGCATACGCTACACCCCGAATATCCATTACATTTGGGTAACCAGTTATCGGCTTTAATTCGGTTTTAGACAACACACGACCACTAGAGTCGATGTACGCACCGCCGCTTTGGATCGTTTTAAGGATGTTTCCAAAGCCAGCGTTATTTGCCGCAAGGGTGCTAAGTGCTGTCATGTCAACCAACCTTCCAATTTGTGCCGTCTGAATACACAGGTGTGGCTACAGCGCCGCCGGTCACCACGGTTGCTCCAAACACTGGAGCCAAGGCATCTGACACAAATGTCCTAGCGCCCTTACCGCTGGTCACTGCGCTGGGCAGCGTAGCCACTGTGTAAACGGAGTACAGCAGGTTGTGGTTCGTGGTGAGTTGTTGGGTGGAGTTATCCAGTTGGTTGAAATACAACCGCAGGATGTTCATAAACTGCTCTTGGTACAGCGCCTCATACTCCCTCGGAGCATTGGGCAGGCGCGGCGCAACAACTTTGGAAAGGTCAGTCATCTGCGGCCATCCTGACGGATGTCGAGCCGTGGAGAGCCAGCCTGCCACTGCACACCCAAAGTTGTTGATCTGTACTCCATGGCTATTTGACGGCCACGCACACGGATGTAAACCTGCCCGGTGAATGCCTCAATGGGAACGGTTGCCGTGCGGGTCACGGTGGCGTTATCAGAACCACCCAAGGATGTGGGGCTGTTATATCCAGAGCCAGAGTTTTGCATGGGCTTGAGATACATGGTGATCTGGGGGTTTGTGGCGGTTGACCCAACAAACTTCACATCAGGCAACACACGCCAGATGAACCCAAACCTGTCCCCGTCCTCTATGTCAAACTCAGATGAGGTGATGAAGGATTCAATGGGCAATGTGGTTGCAGTCTCATTGTTGTCCACGCCCTGCTCATGGTTCACGATGTTGTAACTGTATGTGGCGGCCAAGGGGTGATCCCGTAAGCCAGTATCTAGCCACGCCGTCCGGGCAAGCGAACCGTAGTACCAGCATCCCTGACCCTGATTCTCTGCGTAGTTGAACACCACATAGCTGTCGATGGTGTTGTCCAGACTTTCATCGCTGACGTAGAACCACCAGATTTCATTGAAGCCTTCGTTCGTTCCGGCAAACACCTGTTGAAACTGAAGCTTGTTGATTCTTTCAAACACATACTGGCGCAAATCACAGTTAAGCGTCTGGGTGCGACCGTCGTACTTGTAGAACTTATCCACGCCCATCCAGTACGCCACGCCGTTTGCATAGGCAACTGCGTTTTCAGATGCAATGGATGTGTTTTCCCCCACAAGCTGGGAACCCCACACGACAGGCGGCCCAACGTATTGCAGGGAGTACAAGGAGGAATCTGTCCACACCAATATCTCTTGCCGGGACTGTATGGCGGTGACGATTTCTGAGCCATGGGAGAGAAGCAAGCTACCAGCCTGATTGGTTGCGGCTGGGGTCCAAGTTACCGGAGACTCCTGATCTGACCAGCGAATCAACATTGGGTTCTGGACTGTTGAGCCGTAATCATTGGTCCCAAAGGCAAACACAAACCTGCTTGTGTCGGACACAAGGATAAAGTTCTGTATCACCGGGACGCTCGACCCGCCTCCCAAAGCCGTCAGGGCAACACCTCTGGGGGAGAATGAATGAGTGCCCGACTGTGTTCCGGTGGTGGTTATAGCCGACCCGCCATAGGTGGCGGCAAGGCTGAACTGCGTACCAGACACGTTTACAACGTAATAGACCGTACCCACCAGTAGGCCAGTGGGCAAAGCCCCGGTGGTGGTCAACGTCAGTGCCGTCCCGTTGACAAGGTTTAAACTGGTGGACAGAACCCCAGGGCTGGCAATCGTCACGGTAAAAGTGGATCCAAGAAAACCAACGGAAGCATCCCAATAATAGATTGGGCCACCACGGGGGCCATAAATTAAGTCTTCACCAAAGTTGGATTGGCTCCACAGGCGCAATGAATCTGTAGACGATGTGCCATTGCCCCACGTCCCAGAACCCCATGGGCCAGCGCCCCAGCCAACCAGCGGGACTGCATATGCAGGGCCACCATTGATTTGATACACGGCATAGACAGTGCCCCCGCCAGTGGCAGTGGATGTCGCCGCAGATGCCGCCTGGATGGTGTAAGTGGTTGAGCCTGTGACAGTGATCTGATATTCGCCTGAGATGGTCAGGCCACCCACTGCCGTTCCACCTGTAAACGTGACGTAATCATTGGTGATGTACCCGCCAGCGGCATCCGTCACAGTGACGGTGGTTGAT